CAAGAACTTAAACAAAGTTGACGCTAGTTAACTGAGTTTGTATATTTTTGTAGCCTTACCAGACCTGGGTGGTTGTTTATCCACTCTGGTGGGCCCCTTTTTGGCCTCCCTGCTCTGAGATTTCTCCCGCGACAGTTTTGGCAGTTTTTATATTGTTTTTGTTTTTTGTGTTTTTTGTGGTTTATAAATATATAAGAGAACTGGAAATTGGATTTAATGGTGAGTGAGTGAATTGGAGTTATCCAATTATATTTCGTTGATAAACAGGGTAAAGTGAGACAGTTCCGACAAAAGCTGCTCCAGCCTTTGTTGATGCAGAAGCAATTACAGCATTATCATTAAGTAACCCGTTTGGAGATGGGACGTCCATTGTGAAGTACCAAGCTTGCTGCTGAGTGTCATAAGACATAAACAACAGCACTCCAGGACCCCAAACAGTTGTTCCATATTGTGGAATATCAAAATCCACATTAACACCACCAATGGTAATGGCAGTATTTGGAATTACTTGATAAATAATACTTGCAGTTGGTGCAACAGCAAAGTTACCATTTGCAATAGCAAATGCAGAACCTGAGTTCTGAGCTGCATTTGTTTGAAATGTCGTTGTGTATGAATTGAGTGTTGAATTGTTAATCAACGTATCATCCTTAAACTCCACGTCATACTCTAAATGAACATCACCAATTCCAGTAGTGTCTGCAGTAATTGTGTTCATGATGATTAATTCACCTGGACAAAATTCCCTTGGATCACCACCAGGAATCAAATCATACCAAAGATCATCCCTATCAGTATAAGTCATACTGACTTGCTCCCAAACTGGAGAAACACTCCAGACGTCCAAACTTTCAAATTTTCGTTTATTGGCATCTCCATCAGAGAAGAAGTACGTCTGTGGATCATTTGTGATACCAAATCCATATTGTCCTTTTGATGTAACAGGACAACCAGGAGTGTAAACTACTTTGAATTTCTTCCATCTGTAGTGTTGTTTTGTTGAAGCAAGTTTTAAAAGAGTTGTGGCAGGTATACAAAGAGGGTTAATGTATTGCCTAAACAATACTTTACCATTACCACACATTGCTGCTGAGCCAGGGGCAATTTGGCATAAAAAGATTCTCCCTGAAGCGTTCGTGATTCCATTCTTCTCTGACATTTCAAACTTCTTAATTGATCTACTATCAGAATGGGAGAAGGTGGCGTAACCTATCATGTCACCGCGAGCATCTCCTTGTGGGGTATGCTCACGTTCATGTAGGGATGCCCCCACCATTCTCTCCAATTTGATATTTGGGTTTGCCTTGTCAGGAGTATGTATCTCAAACCTTTGTTCTCCAGGACGTCTTGGAACTCCTCCTACAAAATAGAGCTCAGTGCTTCCACTACCATTGGCCCGTACTTTGTTGCCATTGGTATGAGAGACTCTACCTGTTCTAGGATTGACTCCAGGAACGTTGGATCCTTCTTTGCCTTTTTGCTTTTGTGCAGTCTTTTTATCTCCTTTTCCAACTCCTTTATCTTTGCCATCAACAACTGTTCTTGGTTGGAGGTTAGCTTGTGTTTCTGCTTTTTCTCCTCCTTGTCCTTGGACTGCCAAGATGAGTTTCGAGAGCGTTGCGATGTCTTTTTGGAATATTTGGTTGGTGCGTGCTTGTTCATTCATAAATAATAGTGTAATTTTAGAATGAAGTGTGAAGTGAGTGAGTGTGTGAAAAAATTTCCAGTCGCTCCTATTCATCTAACTATAATCTACAGCAACCATCCTGAGGAGCGCAGGATGTGACCATATTGAACCAGTACGGAGTTGCTTTATGAGGCTTCTGATCTCCATTACTACTACTTCATCAAATCCATAACGTTCTGCATAAAAATGAGCACATTGCTCTATGCTAAATCGCTGTTTACTAGTTCCAATGACTCGATCACCATCAGACAATGCTTGCACATCGTCATCAAAGTGGTCAACCCAAGTAGCTAGTATTGGCTCAAGAGCATAGCTGGAGTATGATTTTGCCATAGCACATAACATAGCCCAGTTTGGATCAGGGTGATTTTTAAATAAAGTAGCTGGATGCCTAAGAGTCTTCCCTAATTTGAGGATTCTACTTGGCAGAGGAACGTGTACCGCCTCTGTTTGTACTCCGTCAAAACTAATAGTTTCTCCGAAGACAAAAAATCCTTTCAAAAAGGTCGTGGTCTTAGGTGTAGTTTGCTTTATTTTCAATTTCATTCCCATCCTTGTAGCAGTGTCTTCTGCATATTGTCTAAGATTTGTTAAACTAGTAGCACTGTACAGAATTTCCATAAATACTTCCCCAGTAATGGTTGAATTACCGTCACTGGTTCCTGATTCTCCAGTATCTCTTCCCAAGCTTGTTGGTGATGTAATTTTCATTCCATAACAATATTTTGTGGCATGACGAAGGCTATCACACTTCTCTATGACGACTTCTGGAAATCCTACTTCCCGCATGATTTTCTTCTCAGCGAGCCATACGAATTCACATTGGGTCATATCATATTGACTGAAATCTCCTTCTAAACAATGGTGTTCACCATTGACATTGATACAGAGTGCATTATCATCACCTAGAATTAACAATACCCCAGTATTTTCATGTGATACCGCATAATTCCAAGCATAACCTATTTGGAGATCGCTTAATCCAGAACAGTAGACGAAATAGATTGGAATTGACAATCCACGTACGTGGACATACACCGTAGGGTACTCTCTGTCAATTATTTTCCAAGTCCATTCTTCCTTTAACCATTCTCTATAAACTTTAAAATATGGAGCAACTTGAGCTGCAATTTGAGGAGAGACGTTAGAAATTGCTCTCGGTTTAAAAACAAATTCCTTTGTCTCTTCATTGTAGTTCAATAAAACCTCATCTGACTTTAATGACAATTGAACTGAATTATTAGCTTTAAGAAGTTCCTCAAAAGCAAAATGATCATTGATCTCTTTAGCTCTCATTGCTCTGAGTTTCTTATAAGAAGCTTGGGTTTTAATCCAATTTCCATAAAGAGTCTCATAGTCATCAAAAACTAAAGGTGCATGTTGCTGATAAAAGAGTGGTGGAATTGAGTCCCATCTCTCTATGAGGTATTCCATAACTGAATGATTCTGTCCATCGTCAAAATAAGTATAAAGTTCTTCTGCTAAGACAACTAATTTCTCAAAAGGTCGTTCTCTTAAGATACGGTTCTCTACCATTGACTTTATATTATCTTGAGTGATTTGAGGTTTCATCATAGGAACATACATAATTACAGGAGTATGATAGATTAAGGTTCGCTCAGGTTTATCTAGGATTATCTCTCCTTGTACAGTAGCAAGTTCAGTTCTAGGTTGGGCAGTAAACTTTCCTTTATGTTGAGGTAGCCATAACTGCTTGTTTCCCTGGACCAAAAACTCACCTGGTTGTTCAAATTTGTCTTCCATCTCTATTTGATCAATCAATCCTTGACGTATTTTTGCTACATCATAGGTTTGAATCTTTGACCAAAACCATTTAGCGATTAAAGCTAATAATGGGAGCAATGGTGCACATTGGAGTTGTGGAGGTAATATTTTGTCTATCATCTTTTGTTGCTCTTCTCTCATAATGATGGCTCTTACATTCCATGCAGAATGAGCGAGAATTCCGACCGGGAGAGGCAAGGTGCTAAAGAAATAATGTACTGGAATTCTTCCAATCAATTGATAAAAGCATGTTTCAAGAGTCTGAACTGGATCATTAGTAGCAACGAACACAGGTACACTTTGTTCAATTGCTTCCAAGAGGGATATCTTAAAGAATCCCCAAGGATCAGCTCTCTTATACACTTCTTCAATAATTGGAGCTCCCAATACAGCATACAAATCACCTAAAGTGGCGGAATGCTTGTGAAGAGTTTCAGATAATAAACTAGCTTTCCACTTCCATTTGAAAGCCAGGCCAATAACTACTACAGCCCCTAGTCCCAAATATGGTACTATTGGTGAGAACGGCTTGTCTTCGCTATTCCCAATAGCAGTTACTGCTTTGTTGTATTGGTTCTGGAAAAAACCCACCTGTTTATTCATACTAACTAGTGTAGAACTCAAGACATCTTGTTTTTCTGTGAACGCTTGAATCGCCGTATTAAACAGTATTTGATTGACTTTCTCTGGCCAAACTGAACTTAAGGTTCTCATCTTCGGATCACTCATACCAAATTCTTTTACTTTATGTAAAAGATTCTTAAAAACGTATGAAGTCCTTAATTGTGATAAGAGATACTTTTGCAAAGTAGCTTTAAGCTCTGTGCAAACCAAAACATCCTGTTCTGGGACTGTTTTAAGGTAAAGTTGAGTAATGGTTGAGGAATCAATCAATGAAACAAGCTTGAATAACCAGTTGTCTGTGATTATTCTAACTTTTTGGTATTGAATATAAGGTGTAGCTCTGAACCTTTGTACATTTTGAGATTCCCTAGGATAAAAATAAACTGCTGCCATAGAACCAACTGAATGAATCACTTCCCAAGAATAACCATGAGAGGATCCACCGTCGGTAATCCATGAACAAGGCGGATGTGGGGCATAACTTTTCTCACCTTTGTCAGAGAACCATACAATTTCACCATTCACACGAAACCATGCAGACTCTTCTAATTCTGCATTAGCCTCGCCAACGAAGGTATGTCCTATCCAGAGCATTTCTCTGCCTTTTAACAGGTCAGTTAAATTGCCTGGAGTGAGAGGTTGGTCTCCTAAATAGTAAACATTCGTTGTTACGTATAACTCAATGTTGTTATTCAAATTCAATGTCTGAAGATCTACTGGTTGGAGATGATTAAATCTTCCAACATCCTGTGGAACCATCAATGGTTGATAGTGTTGACAGGTTATTTTTGGGACAGTTTGAGCTCCAAACATCAAATCACCAATATAGCGTTCTCTCTCGCTTGAATATAAAAAACAAACGGTAGAGTCACCATTCCAAACTCTCTTTCTTGCCACTTTGTGTAATGCAACCTTAGTAAGGTAATCTCTTACGATTGCATGTCGCTCGTGGGGATTAGTCTGGGGTTTAGTCTTTACATACGTGTTAAGACCAACTTCGTTCTTTAGAATCCGTTGAGATTCCTCAGAGGAAGCTGGCCCCACGACAATATTGACCTTAGCCAAATGATCACCCAAGCTGACTGGACCAATAGGGGCAGGTTGGGGAGCTGGTATTGGTGGAATAGCAACTTGCGGAATGTTGCCTTGAGGACCAGGATTTGGAGGAGGTTGAGGTGGACCTGGAGGAGGTTGCCCTCCACCTTGACCACGTGGTACCCATCCACCACCATGTTGTCTTCCACGGTTTTGGTGAGCGCCACGTCCTCTTCCTCCTCTACCTCTTTTGGGATATCCCCCAGCTTGCGCTGGGGCTTGTTGAACAAATCCTTGTTGTTGTTGAGGTGGGTATTGATATGGTACAGCATTATACTGTACAGGTGCATATAGCGGCGCTGGTAAAGGTGCCGCTGGACCAACTACGGGTTGAGCCTGTGGTTGTGGATATGCAAATGTTATCTGAGGGGGTGGTAGTTGTGCCTTAATTGCATTGTTGTTTACAACAGTTCGTCGAGCAGGACCATCTTCATCTCTTGCTGCTTCTACAAAAGCCTTAGGATAAAGCGTCTCCTGGACGGTACTAGGTACAATCTTTTTAATAGGTTGTTGAGATTGAGATGCTGGTTCGTTAGATGAAGGTCTCTTTTCATCGTTATCTAGCATCATGTGGGAAAAGTCGAGAGTCATCTCCTCGTCTTTCTCCATTGTTTTAGTATTT